AAGCCATGGTTCATGGAATTGTATGCTGCTGCTACGAGTAGCGATGCAGATCTTAACGAAGCATATTCTCATATGACAAAGAAAAATATGAAAGATCGTATCATATTCTTCACTAAGTTCTTGGAAGATGCAGAACGCTATAGCGGCAACATCAAGAAGGCCCGTGCTCCTCGTAAGAAGAAAGCACCTACTACAGAAAAGCTCTTGAAGAACTTTAAGTATCAGAAAGAGAGCAATGAGTATAAGCTACAGTCATGCGACCCTGCAACTATCATCGCAGCTCAAGAGCTCTGGGTGTTCAATACTAAGTATAAGACGCTCGGCGTGTATCGTGCTAGAGGTCCTGCAGGTCTCACCGTCAAGGGTGCTAGCATCGATGGGTACGACAGCGATTCTTCCTTGATCAAGCGTATCGGTCGTAAGCCAGAAGAATATGTAAAGAAGGTTCTTTCTGGGGGCAAGATCACTCTACGCAAGCTCATGGAAGAGATCAAATCTGAGCCTATCGCATTCACAGACAGGATAAATACAAATGTAGTAATCCTTAAAGTGGTGAGACAATGACAGAAAACATAGTAAACTTCCCCAATAAAGGTCTAGAGATGTTTCCTTCGAGCATTGAAGAATCTCTCGATCATATCCGATCAGTCAGACAAGAATACTGCGACGAAGTAGCAGATGATGTGTTCGAGGCGATGGCAAGCGTTCTAGCAACTTATGGGTTTGTCGTTCGTATGAACGAAGGTCACATAAAAGACTTCACGTTTGTTGAAGAGACAATCAAAGCTCTCGTATATCGATATAAGAGGATCGAGCATCCATTTCATGAGATCATCGATAATGTCATCACGATATCTGATGAAGTAAAAGAAGATCTAGAAAAAGCAAAAGAACAGCAAGAAACTAACTTGACATCTTAACAAATAGTATATATAATAGATATATAATGAAATATTGGAAACTTTAAAATGGTAATCGTGGACTTTAATCAGGTAATGATTTCGAACCTGATGATGCAATTAGGAAATCATACTAACATTCCTTTGGAAGAAGGATTGTTCAGACATATGGTAATAAACTCTTTACGGTCATACAAGCAAAAATTTCAGCATGAATATGGCGAGATCGTGATCGCTTGTGATGATAGGAACTATTGGCGTAAACAAGTATTCCCATACTACAAAGCAAATCGTAAGAAGAATCGTGATGCTTCTGAGATCAATTGGGCACAAGTGTTTGATATCTTCAACAAGATCAAAGGAGAGATCAAAGATAATTTCCCCTATCGAGTGATCCAAGTAGAATCTGCAGAAGCAGATGATATCATCGCTACTCTCGTCACTGAGAACAATAATGAGACGATCCTCATCCTTTCTGCTGATAAGGACTTCGTTCAGCTCCAAAAATATGCGACAGTGAAGCAATACGATCCTATCCGTAAGAAATGGATCAAGGAAGACAATCCTCAGCAGTATCTCTACGAACATATCCTCAAAGGTGATCAAGGTGACGGCATCCCGAACATCCTTTCTGATGATGATACTTTCGTCACGGATAAGCGTCAGAAACCCATGACACAGAAGAAGATCGATCTGTTCAAGTCAGAAGGCATCTCTCAGGAGATGTTAAAGAGGAACTTCGCTCGTAATGAACTGCTCGTAGATCTGACGAAGATCCCTGAAAACATCAGAAATAGCGTAATTAATAAATATAACGAAGAAAATGGTAAGGATAGGAGCAAGCTATTCAACTATTTTATCTCACATAATTTGAAACTTCTAATGGACAGCGTAGGTGATTTTTAATATGTCAAAATTCGTTTTTAAGATGCAATCGGTGTCACAGTTTTTGACACAAATCAATGAATTGAAGAAGAAAGAAGATAGGATCGAAGCATTGAAATATAATAGCCATGCTTCAGTGAAGACTATCTTAAAATATATGTTTGATCCTAGGATCAAGTTCCTCCTCCCAGAAGGAGATCCTCCTTTTAGGGCTAGCCAGTTTGACGAACCTAAGGCTCTGATAACTAAAGAAATCGTGCAAGCAGCATATCCGGAGCTCTTCTAACTATGACTAAGACTACTAACATGTATCAGAAGTTTGATGCTAGAGTAAAGACGACCAATAAGAAATCCTTTATAGATGAAGAAAATGTATCTTTTAAAGAGATCAAGCGTGACAGGCATCAAAAGCAATATCGTAACTATGATAATGCTTTAAGAGCAAAGAATCTAGACAGATTGCTTTCATATGATGACGATTGATAATATAATCACAGCAGTAGGGTATACGATGCTGATGTTTGGCGTTTCTTCCTACTATTGGGCTCAAGGTAGGCAAAGAGGCATACATGAGACTGTCGCTGTGATGAAAAAATTCGAACCAGAAGCTACATTCAGATTAAAATCCACATTAGAGAGAATAACAACAAATGACACAGACACTGAACAGTAATCCGACAGATGCTCAAAAGATCATCGATGAACAATTTAATCCACGCAATGTCAGCGAATCTGCATTTTTGCAAGATTTAGTCGAAGAAGAGATGCGTGCTAAGGGATTGGATCCCATAAATAAAGATGACGTCCAAAAGTATTGGGCATCTAGAGGTGTTAAGGTTTAATGGCAACTTATACTTTTTATGATACTAAGACAGAAGAATATTTTGACATTAGCATGCCTATGTCTGAATTAGACACTTACACTGAAAATAACAAACATCTCAACCAGATCCCTTCTATGACTGCTATAGCAGACCCAACCAGATTAGGCATTCGTAAGCCTGATTCTGGTTTTCGTGATGTTCTCAAACGTGTAAAAAAAGCTAGTGGGAGGGGTAATACTATCAACACCTTTTAGCAAATAAAGGAAACTCATGGAAAAGACTTCTCGTTCAGAAAAAAGACAAAATAGACAACAAAAAAGAAACGAGCAACATCAAGTAAAGAACAACCTATTACTTAAAAATATTGGTCCTAAAACAAAGAATCAGGAGACTGTATTTCGAGACTTTTCCAGCGGTAAGCATCTACTCATACACGGACTACCTGGTACAGGAAAATCATTCATTTCCCTTTACCTCGCACTAGAAGAGATACAAAAATATAAAGAATATAACAACGTCACGATCATCAGATCAGTGGTGCCATCAAGAGAGATGGGATTCCTACCGGGATCGATCAAAGAAAAATCAAAAGTATACGAAGCACCATATCAATCAATATGCAATGAGCTATATGGACGTGGCGATGCTTATGACATACTCAAATCAAAAAACATCATCGACTTTCAGACATCATCATTCTTGAGAGGAATGACTCTAGATCATACGATCATTCTAGTAGATGAATGTCAGAACATGACTTACTCAGAGCTATGTACTATCATCACCAGAGCAGGAAACAATGCAAAGATCATCTTCTGTGGAGATTATAGACAGACTGATCTGAAATGGGATGATGAGAAGATCGGAATATTCCACTTCATGACCATCCTAAACAAGATGACCAAGTACTTCTCATGTATTGAATTTGAAGAACAAGACATCGTAAGATCAGGATTGGTCAAAGACTTTATTATTAAGAAAGCACAATATGAAAACCCTAAACAAAGAATCGTGCCTGTGAATGCTGCAAACTTTACTGAAGAACAGAAAATCTTTCACTAAAAAACCTTATTGCGAAGATAGTGATCATGTGCTTGGTGAGATACTAGAACAAGTCAATACTGACACTGGCAGGTACTACAAGACTCCTGCCGGTGTCCTTTACCCTTCTGTCACCACAGTCACAGGATTGATGGGTGCAAAAGGTATCGCCGCATGGAGAGCCCGTGTCGGCGAAGCAGAAGCAAATAAGATAAGCTCTACTGCATCTAAGCGAGGAACTCGCATACATCAGCTCTGTGAAGATTATATCAATGGAGCAGAGATAACTCCAGATGATTACGATTATAATGATGTTATCAACTTCACGCTGTTGAAGAAAGTCATCGATGAT